ATAAAAATAAAAAAAATAAACATAAAAATAAAAAATAAATAAAATAATATATTTTAACAAAATAAATATATTATTTATTTTTATTTACTTTTTTCTTCAAAATTATTAATTGTTGCCATTTCAGTTGTTGCAAACCATTTTTTTCCTTTATAATTTATTTTATCATAATATCTGTAAATAAATTCTGCTAATATACATAAATTATGAACAGCATATCGTCTTATATCTTCATCAACATATTCAGAAATTATTTCAGTCAATAAAAAATTTTTATTTTCAGATTGTTCACATTCAAATCCTTTACTTATTTTATTTTTTCCTTTTGATATTACATTATCTCTGAATTTAAATGAATACTTATCCTTTTGTCCTCTTCCTTTTATTCCGATAAATCCAATATATCTTTCTAAACTATATAATGCAATATTTAATGATTTATAATATTCAGATTTTTTTATTATTTTTATATCTTCAGGAGTTGCAACATTCCACATTTTATCATTTTTTACATAATAATATACATCAGTTGATGGATTTTTTCCTATTGAGAAAAATATTCCTACAATTCCATTTTCTTCTATAAGTTTGCTTTTTATATATTTTTTTAAAAAATCAATAAATTTATTATATAATTCATCATCACTATTTTCTTCATATTCTATTTCTTGCAATACTTCCATTTTTTCTTTTAAAGTTAATGTATCAAATATTTTTTGAATTAATAATTCAAATACTATTTCATTTTTTTCAACTGAATTCACATTTTTTATAACATTTTCATAATTAATTAAAAAATTATATATTTCTTGATGACCTAAATCTTTTTTCGTAAACAAATTTGGGGTTCCTATTCCAATGTATCTACATAATATTTCATAATATTTTTTTAGCATATCATTTTTTTTTAATTTATTTGTTTTAGTATTTTGTATTATTTTTTTTAATTTAATTATTTTATCTTCATTTTCAGGTTCTTCAACTTCATTTTCAGGTTCTTCAACTTCAAATTCAGGTTCTTCAACTTCAAATTCAGGTTCTTCATTTTCATTTTCTTTAAATTCAAAATCATCTTTATTTTCTTCATCAATGTCGCGAACAACTCTTTTTAATCTAACAATTGGTTCATTTATGCCAATATTATTATTAACATCACTTTCATATTTTATTCTATTATCAATTACAGGTTTCATGTTTTTATTTTCAATCTTTATTTTTATACCATCATGTTTAAAATTTATTGGAACACTTCTTTCATAAATTGAAATATTTTTAAAATCAATTTCTTGAGGTTGAAATAAATAATATTCACCAATATTTACTAATTTTCCAGTTCTTCCATATTTATCAATTATAAAATCAGATGGATCTTGAATTAATTGTGTAATTGCGGATTCAATTTCTGGCATTGAATATTTTTTTGGAAAATTTATTCTTTTAAAAAAATCAAATTCTTTGTAAAAAAATTTTTCTTTCATCAATTGTTTAATTTTATTAATAATTTTTTCAGAATTAGATTTTATAAATGTTTCATTGTAAGTATTATTTTCAATATTTTCATCCGTTAATTTTTTTATTTCTTCACCATTTGAAATGCAACTATACTCACAATCCATAAAATCACATGTTACACTATCTGGTAAATCTCCTACTTTAAAATTTTGTATTATTTGACCTGTAGATAATTTTTGTTCTATATTTTTATTTGCTTCATCACTTTCTACTAAATTTTTATATGTCAGCAAAGATTGTTCATAATTAAGTAAACAATCAACTGATGTTTGTTTTAATAATCTTGTTATTGCACCTATTTTCATTGCTTTAATTTCTGCTGATCGATAAACATACAAATCTAATGCCTCCTCTTCTGGATTTGTTTTTAAAATTGTTCCATGTAAAAAAATCATTGTATTTCTCTCTTCAAATGGAAGTAATCTATGCGATTTATTACGAACCCCACGACCAATAATTTGTTCTATTCTATTTATATTATACCAAGGCTCCATTACATGTATTTGTCTTATTCCTTTAAAATCCAACCCTTCTGACCCAGCTTGAGATATCAACACAACTTTAATATTTTCACCATTTATATTTGAATCATCTGTTATATTTTTCATATCATAATCATTATCTTTTGATAAATTTTTATCACCTGTAATCATAACATATTTTGCTGGTTTAAAATCTTTTCTATTTAATGGAGGTTTCATTGTTCTAACATCAACAATTGGAACTGGTGGATTTTCAAATAAAGATGAGTTTTTACTGCCAAATCTCATAAATCCCATTTCTTCGAGAGCTAATGCCATTGGCACAACACCTCCATCAATATAATTTGAATAAATTAATATTATTCCATCTGAAACAACATCATTTTTTGAATCATAAATATAATTACATATTTTATGTATTTTTGAACTATAATTTCCTATGTTATTTTTGTGAAATATTGATTTATAACCACTTTTATAACTAAAATTTCCTTTGAATTGAGATGTATTTGTAAATTTCATAACTCTTGATAATCCTGTTTTTCCAATTATTTCTTTTGGATCTAATGAATATATATTTTGTGTTTTACTTTCTTCATTAACATCATCATTATCATCATTATCATCATTATCATCATCACTATCACCACTATTATGTAAATAATTGTCATTACTATCATCATTAAAATCAAACCCCAAAGAATTTTTATATCCTCCAATATTATTTTTTAAATTTTTATTATTTTGATCAATATCTTTATTTTCATCTTGTTCTTCTAAAACAATTTCTTCAACTTCTTCAACATTTTCTAATTCATTATTATATTCAATATCTTTTATATTACTAACTAAGTATTTTAAATCTTTATGAGGATAAACAATATTTAAAGCTTCTATTGGCATTTGCAAATCAGTATATCCTAATGTTTCAACACCTTTTAATCCTTTTTTTTGTGTTGATTTTTTATTGCGAAGAATATTTATGATATACTTATATCCTAATTCTTGATAATTACCAATTTGATTTAAAAATATACTAAATTTATTTATTTTATTTTTATCATCAATTCTTTTTCCATTAATTTGATATTTTGGATAAGAATCAATTGTCATAAATGTTCTACTTGGTTTAAATTCTTTTGGATAAACTCTATATGGAAATAAATATGGATTTTCACCTCTAACATATGATACATATCCTGTTGCTTTTCTTATAAATAATTCTTTACCAATTTCTTCACCATTGCTATTTGTTTTGAATGTTCCATTTTTGTTAAAAATATCACTAACATTTACAATTCCTCTTTTATCATTTGCATTCATTAAATTTAATAGCCATACAATTTCAGTATAATTATTGAACATTGGAGTTGCTGATAATAATAATAATCTAATTCCAGATACAATTGAAACTAAAAGCATTAAATTTTTTGCTATATTTTTATTACTACTATCTTTATCAATTCTTATGTTATGAACTTCATCAATAACAATCAAAGAATCAGAAAAATTACTTTGTAGTTTTTTTATAATTTCTGGATCATTTAAATTTTCATTTTCTAAATACTTATCAATTTCATTGGAAAATTGTGTATATCCATAAAAATCATAATAAGTGTTTATTAATGTTTTTATTGATTTAACAATGGTTTCTTTACTAACTCCTCTTGTTGATGATACATTTATTTCTTTTATTAATTTATTACTCACACAACCAGTTATATTCCATACTCCATCAATTAATTTTAATTTTCTTTCATCAAATAATTGCAATCTAAAATTATCTTGTACATTTGGACTTGCTACAATTATTATTTTTTTATTAATTCCCATTTGTATCAAATATTCACGCATTTCTTCACATACACCAATAGCAGTACATGTTTTTCCAGAACCTAAACCATGAAATAATAACAAACTATTATATGGAGTTTGAAATGATAAAAAATTTCTAACAAATGCTTGTTGAGGAGATAATTCAAATTCAGCTTCATTCATCATTTCAGCCAATTCTTTTACATTTCCTAATTTTCCATCATATTTAGTATCATTAAATTCTTTTTTATTTGCAATTTTTAACAAAAAATTAGGATCATCCAATGAAGGATATAAAAATGAATAATCATCCAAATTTTCATTTTTTAATTGTGAATTATTAATTTTTTCAATTTCTAATTTTTTAGAATTTATTTCACATTTTTTATTATTTTTATTACCAATTTTACATATTTCATTTTCAACATCTTCTTTACCAATTACATCTTTTAAAGAATTTATTTCAGGAATTATTATTTTACGATATTTAATATTTTTTTCATCTTCATCTTCACTTTCATCTTCACTTTCATCTTCACTTTCATCTTCACTTTCATCTTCACTTTCATCTTCACCATCATCTTCACTCTCATCTTCACTTTCATCTTCACTCTCATCTTCACTCTCATCTTCACTTTCATCTTCACTTTCATCTTCACTTTCATCTTCACTCTCATCTTCACTCTCATCTTCACTTTCATTTTCACCATCATCTTCACTTTCTAAATCAACAACATTCATTTTTTTAACAACTTTAATGATTGGAGGATTTTGTAATTCAGAAAAATCGAATTTTTCATTTAATGTATTTGATGATGATAATTTTTCTTGAGAAGAATTAGAACTAGAAGAGTTAGAACTAGAAGAATTAGAACTAGAAGAGTTAGAACTAGAAGAATTAGAACTAGAAGAGTTAGAACTAGAAGAATTAGAACTAGAAGAACTCAATAAATCGTTCATATTTTTCAAATCGTCTAAATTGAAATCTTCAGAAGTTGAAGATGATTTTTCTTTAGAAGATGATTTTTCTTTAGAAGATGATTTTTCTTTAGAAGATGATTTTTCTTTAGATGATGATTTTTCTTTAGATGATGAATTACTTTTTATTTCAAAATTTTTTAATTCATCAGAATCAAAATTAAAAGAGTCAGATGGTGTTTTTGGTGAATTTTTTTTAGGTGGTAAATTATATTGTGTATTTGGTAAAAAAAAATTGGGTGGTGGATTAGGTGGTGTATTTGATATATTTTTATTTGGTGAATAATTAGGTGGGGGTAGAATTGGTGAAATTTTTTTAGGTGGTGAATTAGGCGGTGTTTTTGGTGAAAATTTTTTAGGTGGTAAATTAGGTGGTGTTTTTGGTGAAAATTTTTTAGGTGGTGAATTAGGTGGTGTTTTTGGTGAAAATTTTTTAGGTGGTGAATTAGGTGGTGTTTTTGGTGAAAATTTTTTAGGTGGTGAATTCGGTGGTGTTTTTGGTGAAAATTTTTTAGGTGGTGAATTAGGTGGTGTTTTTGGTGAAAATTTTTTAGGTGGTAAATCAGGTGATTCTTTCAAATTATTTTTAATTAAAATATCATTTAAATCATTTATATCAAAATTTAAATCTGGTGATTTTGGAGATATTTTTTTAATCATTTTTTTTTCATTTTTAGGTTCTTCTTGTTTTTTTTTCATTTCTAAACCTAATCCAAATGGTTTTTTATATACTTGTTCTTCATCATCTGATGATTCATAATCATCAGAATCATCTTCTTCAATTTCATAATCACTTATTTCATATTCATCATCACTCATTATTATAATATTCTATTATAATAATAATATTTTTTTATAATATTTTGCAATTCATTTATTATAATAATATTTGTAAAATTTTAATTAAAAAATAAAATATTTATATAATTTGATACTCATTAATTATACTTTGAATGTTATTTATTAAATTTATTTTTTCAGAACTATATGGTCTTATGGAATAAATACAATTACTTAAATTTTTCCATTCAATTTTACTTACTTCAGACAATTGAAAATTTAACAAATCATTTTCTGAATGATTCAAGTTTGTATAAGCTAAAAAATATTTATTTTTATATGTTTTATTGTTTGTTCCAACAAAAATTTCTTCAAAAGGATAAATATTTTCTATAATATTTATTCTAGAAATATTTATTCCAGTTTCTTCTTCAAATTCTCTTGATGCACATTCAATTTCTTTTTCTAAATAATTTTTTCTTCCTTTTGGAAATTCCCATTCTGTTTCACACCAATTTGTTTTTGAGTTATTAATTAAAAATTGTAAAATTCCATTTTTTTTTAAATTTGAAAATTTTTGTTTTGAAGAATTAAATAAATTTGTTTTAATTTTATCATCCCACATTTTTTTCCACAATAAATTAAAATTATCAATTTCTGTGTTAATTATCATATTTTTTTCATCATAAGACATTTCATCAACTAAACTTTGCAAATATTCCAAATTATTTTCATTATATTCACCTTTAATAAAATCAATATAACCAAAAGAATTTTTTCTTCTTATCATTAAATATTGTATTTCTTTTTGAAAAAATCTAAATAATATTATCCCATAGCTTGTAATAGGATATTTGCATTGTTTTAATGTATGATATGGTTTATTGCAATTTTTACATATAATTATTTTTTCCATGGAAAGGATTTAATATATGTTAAAATTATATTGTTTTTATATTCTTTAAATTTAAATGACTGTTTTAAATCCAGAAATTTGGGGTCCGCATTTTTGGTTTTTTATTTCAACATTAGCATTAAATTATCCTAATAATCCTAATGAAGTTACTATAAAAAAATATTATGAATTTATACAAAATTTGCCTTTATTTATACCAGTAAATGAAATAGGAAATGATTTCGACAAATTATTAAAATTATATCCAATATCATCATACTTAGATTCAAGAAAATCTTTTGTTAAGTGGGTTCATTTTATACATAATAAAATTAATGAAAAATTAGAAAAACCAAAAATAAGTTTAAATGAATTTTATGAAAAATATTATGAAAATTATAAAAAAAAAAGTTTAAAATTAAAAGATTTTAATAAATGGAAACAATATATAATTTATTCTATATTGATAGTTGGAGGAATTGGAATAATTTCTTATTATTATGATAAATAATGAATAATATTATACTTTTATAACTATATATTATAATATAATGATAAATGATATTACTGGTGGAAAAGCAATTGGTTCTGGAGGATATGGATGTGTATTTTTACCATCACTTAATTGTCCTAATTCAAATGTAATTGAAAAACAAAATGGAATAAATATTAGTAAAGTAATGATGAATGAAGATGCTGATAGTGAATATAAAAAAATAAATGATTTTAAAAATAAATTGAAATTAATACCAAATTATGAAAAATATTTTATGCTAAATATCATTGAAATGTGTCATCCGAAACAATTTACTAATGAAGATTTAATTAACTATAATTCTAAATGTAGTGGATTAATCAAAGAAGGATTAAAAAATGAAAATATAAATAATAATTTATCAAAAATAAAAATAATTAATATGCCATTTGGTGGTAGTCAAATTAATAAATTTATACAACAAAATTACAATTCAAATACTTTGGTAAAATTAAATAATTCTTTAATAAAATTATTGAAGTATGGAATTATACCAATGAATGAATTGAATGTGTTTCATGCTGATCTAAAAGATTCTAATGTTTTAGCTCTTAAAAATAAACATGAAGAAATTGAAACAAAAATAATTGATTGGGGAATATCATTTTCGTATGAAAATCCAACTAATTTAAATGAAATAGTAAGAAAAATCGGAAGAGGAGTTCAATTCAATTCACCAATATCAGTTGTACTATTTGATAGTTTATTTGATGCTTATTTTAATGAGTTTTTTAAAAATAAACCAAAATGGACATACAACAATGTTCAAATTTTTTCAGCAAATTATTTAAATAAATATGTTTCAAAATATAAAAATAAATTAGACCATTTAAAATTAATGCTCTTATTTATTGATATGTTAAATACAATAAATACACCATTATTTGGAAATAAAAAAATTAAATCAACATCATATTTAGTTACATATATTTCTGATATAATATTTAAATTTACAAATAATTATGTATTTAATAAAATAAATTATATAAATCAAGTTTATTTAAAAAATGTTGATATATGGGGATTTTTAACAATTTATAATGAAATATTTGAATTAATAAGTAATAATAGTTCAAATAATATTAATAATGCTGTATTAGCAAAAATAAAAAATATTGTGTTAAATACATTATTTGAAAATTCAGATAAAGCAATAAATAAAGAAGAATTAATAAATAAATTAATGAGCTTAAATGCTGATTTTAGAAATATGAATATAAATGGTATCAAACAAAATCAAAAAGCAGGAACAAAACGAATAAAAAAAAATAAGAATAAAACAATAAAAAGAGTTAAATATTAGTTCTTTTTCTTTGGTTGATTTCTTTGTCTTGATTGATTCGTTTCTCTTGGTTGATTTCTTTGTCTTGATTGATTTGTTTCTCTTGGTTGATTTGTTTCTTTTTTATTTGAAACAATTTTCCAATCATCTTTTTCTTTTGGAACATCTTGTTTTATTAATTGTTTTGATTGTTTTGATTGTTCTGATCTGTTTTCATTATTTCTTGGTTTAATTGATCTAATTTGTCTACCAGTTTCATTTAAAGTTTCACACATTAATGCCCCTGAATTAATTCCTTTTACATCAATTGCTTGATATTTATGTGGTCCTTCTGTCATTTCAGATAAAAAAAATTGTACATATTCTCCTTGAACTAAATAACGATATTGTTCTTTACTCACTACTAATGAATTATGATAAACAAATACATCAGTTCCCTTCTTATCACAAGAATCATTAATAGTAATAAAACCATAACCAGATTTAGTATTGAACCACTTTACAACTCCTACAAATAATGGCAATGAAGATAATTCTAATGGTAATGAAGACATTTCAATAATATATTAATAATTATATTTTCTTTAAATTATTTTTAAAATATATATATTTTTAAAATAATATGTATTATAAAAAAATAAAATTATGACAAACATTCAATCAAATAATAATAATTTGGTCTTTCATCAAATTCTAATTTCCTAATATAAATAATCATATTTTTAAAACAATTTAATACATTTTTATTATTTATAATATTTTTTTTTAAATTATAAATTTCATTTACATCAATTATTTCTTCCCAAATTAATCTTCCATAATATAAATAAATTAAAGTATAAACGACAGATTCCAAATCATCACGTCTACTTGGTTCAGTAAATTCATGAACATTTAAACTCGCATAATTTACAGAGCCAATTAATTTATTTATTTTTTTTAAAGGTATGTGAATATTAAAATTATTTATATATTTTTTCGAAAATGTAAAATCAATCAAGTATATATCATCAAATGTATTTTCCAAATTTAATAATATATTATCAGGTTTTATGTCTCTATGTATAATTCCTTTTTCATGAAGCATCATCAATTTTCTTATAATCTTATTTCCTAATAAAGAAATGATTTCAAAATTATTTTTTAAATTTATTTGTTTCAATGAATTTCCCAATAAATCAATAACTAAATAATTGTATTTATTGTCAGTTCCAAACCATTTTAGTTTAGGAAATCCATTTATATTTTTTAAAAATGTATACACTTTTGCTTCATATTTAAGTGTATTTATAATTATTTTTTTTTCTATTTTTATTGCGACAAGTTCATTTGTTTTTATATTTTTAGCTTTATATAAAGCACCAAATGTTCCACGATTTATATTTTGTATTATTTCATATTTATTGGCAATTATCATTTTAATTTATTTTTTATAATTTATATAATTTTATATTTAAAAAATATAAATTATAAAAATATATGAGTTATAAAAATATATAATACAATTTAACATTTATATATTTTATTTTTATGAAAGCATTTTTTTTGCAATTTTTGCTATTTTAGAATAATTAACCTGTCTTGCGCGAATGTAAGCAGATTGTATACCTTGTTGGCTTATTTTACAAGTATTTTTTTTACAAATTGAAAATTTACCTTTTTTTCCTAAAAAACATTTTTTACCACATTTTTTAAGCATTTTTTTACGTTGGGTATAATTTGGTTTTTGTTTACTCCATCCTTTAGTTCTATTTTTTTAGTTTTTGTCATTATATTATTTATACATTTATTTTTTATTTTTTAAATTAGTTATCTAATTTATAAGCATAATAATAAAAAAATAATGTTATGAATAAATAAAGTGTAGCACATCCATAAAGTAATACTTTTCTATGAAAAAAATGATTAAAATAAGCACCAATATAAGAACTAAAAAAATATGTAATGAATAATATAATTCCAATTTCATAATCAATGTGATTTCTTTTGCTATATTCAAAAACACCTAATAATGTTGTTGGAGGTAAAAGTGTTAACAAAATAGTGCCAATTGCAGTATCAAAATCTTTTATTATGTTAAAAAATAATAAAGATGGCAATAATATTGATGAACCTATTACACCAAAAAAAACTGCCAATTATTCCTGTAAAAATTCCAACTAATATAGTTTTTATAATTTTTGAATTCATTATTATATTATTTACTTTTTTTATAAAATATATATATGTTAATAATATGTTAATAAAAAATAATATAAATTCAATAACAACAAGAAAAAGTCGTTTTAGGAGTAGAAGTAGAGACAAAACAGGCAGAATAACAAGAAGAAGTCGTTCTAGAAGTAGAGACAGAACAGACAGAATAACAAGAAGAAGTCGTTCTAGAAGTAGAGACAGAACAGACAGAATAACAAGAAGAAGTCGTTCTAGAAGTAAAGATAGAACGAACAGAATAACAGAAGAAGAAAATAGATTTAATAATTTTAATGAAGTTATAAATTTTATAAAAAAATGCAATTGATAGTAATATTAGGCATGAATTATGCGGAACTATTGAAACTGATAAAACTTCAAAATACATTGTAAAAATTCATAAAGCATTAAAATTAAATATTAATAAACAAAATTGTAAATATGACTATTATAATAGAGTTATATGGCATAGTCATTCACATGTATCTAAATTTTATCCAAGTTTAGAAGACATTTTAAAACCGATAAAAATTAAAAATAGAAAAATTCAATATAGTTATATTTTTAATTCATTTGGAGTTTGGAATTTAAAAGTTATAAATCACATAGAACCTGATGAAAATTTATCAAACAATATAACTGAATTATTAGATGCGTTATATTTTTTAACAGAACATGGAAGAGAATATGCCTCAAAACCTGTACAAAATTTTATTAATAGAATGAATGAATTATTAGATAATATATTACAAATTGAATTTATTAAATATCCAAGACAAAATTATAATTCATAATTTATATATTTAAAAACATTTTATTATAAAATATATAAATTTATAATTTGTATAAATAAAAATAAATGGTAAAAATATGCTCTTTAATATATCCAATTGAAAAAGAAGAAATATATCAAAATTACTACAAACAATTCAATTTTCAATTACATAGTTTTCAAAAATGGGCTATTGAATCAATATTGACTGGTAATCATACTTTAATCACTGCACCAACTGGAACTGGAAAAACGTTACCTGCTGAATTTGCAATTCAATATTTTAATAGTATTGGTAAAAAATTAATTTATACTTGTCCTATAAAAGCATTGTCAAATGAAAAATATTTTGATTTTACAAGAAAATTTCCTAATATTCAAATTGGTTTAATTACAGGTGATATATCGTGCAATCCAAATGCTGATATTTTAATCATGACCCTTGAAATATTAATGAATAAATTGTATCAAATAAATAGTCAAATTAATACAAATAAAAATACCTCATTTGAAATTGATATTCAAAATGAATTAGGATGTGTAGTATTTGATGAAATTCATTTTATAAATGATGAAAAAAGAGGAACCAATTGGGAACAAACAATAATGATGCTTCCGTCACATATTCAAATTATTGGATTATCTGCTACATTAGATCAACCAGAAAATTTTGCTGAATGGATAGAAAATACGTTGAATAGTTCCGTTGTGAATAGTTCCGTTGTAAATAGTTCCGTTGTAAATAGTTCCGTTGTGAATAGTTCCGTTGTGAATAGTTCCGTTGAGAAAGAAGTTTATTTATGCAAAAAAAACATACGTTCTGTACCACTAATACATTATTCTTTTATTGCAACAACTTCAGCTGTAAATAAAATAATTAAAGATAAAACATTGCAACAAGAAATAAAACAATGTACAAATGTTCCAATAGTTATTCAAGATGAAAAAGGTTTATTTAATGAAATGAATTATCAAAAAATACATAAAACATTAACATTATTTGAAAAAAATGAAATACAAATTAAACGCAGACATGTAATTAATAAATTAAGCGAATATTTAGTTGAGAATGAAATGTTACCAGCATTATGTTATGTTTTTTCTAGAAAACAAGTGGAAAAATGTGCTGAAGAATTAAATACAAATTTATTAGAATTTGATAGTAAAGTGCCATATACTGTTGATTATGAATGTGAGCAAATTTTAAGAAAATTATCAAATTATCAAGAATATTTACATTTGCCAGAATATTTAAAAATTGTTGAATTATTTAGAAAAGGAATTGGTATGCATCATGCAGGAATGATTCCAATTTTAAGAGAAATGACAGAAATCATGTTTTCAAAAGGCTATATTAAAATATTATTTTGCACAGAAACTATGAGTATTGGAATAAATCTTCCTGTTAAAACAACTATATTTACAGATATATATAAATTTAATGGAGAAATATCAAGAATATTATACAGTCATGAATATACACAAGCTGCAGGAAGAGCTGGTAGATTAGGACTTGATGTTGTAGGACACGTCATTCATTTATCAAGTTTATTTAAAAACATTGATAGTTTGTCTTTAAAAAATATGATGAAAGGAATACCACAAAAACTTGTTTCAAAATTTAATATATCTTATAATTTAATATTAAATTTAATAAAAACTTCTTCAAATTTAATTAATTTTGTAGAACAAAGTATGTCAAAAAATGATGTAATTGGATATATAAATGAATATAAACAAATTAATAATGATTTACAATCAAAATTAAGTGTTTATGCAAATAATTTACCCTATAGAAATTCAATAGATACAATATGCGAATACATTGATTTAAATGACAGAAAAAATAGTTTAGTTAATAAAAAAAGAAAAGAGTGTGAAAAAAAAATAAAAAATATATTTGAAAGCAATAAATTTATTGATGATGATGTTAAATTATATTTACAAAAACATAACATTGAAAATCAAATAATTTTTAATGAAACAAGCATAAAAAAATATGAAAATTTTTATAAAGATAAAATTGACATTGTTCTTAATCAACTAACAAAATATGGAATGATTGAAAAAAATAGTATTATAGAAACAAACAATTATTATCTAACATCAAGAGGTGAAATTGCATCAAATTTGAGAGAAGTTCATTGTTTATTTTTTTGTAATATTTTATTTGATTCTAATAATTTATTTCATACTTTTTATTCAGAAGAAATTGCTGGATTGTTGAGTTGCTTTACTAGTATATCAATTCCAATTGAAAAAAGAGATGTTTCACCAAATATTGAAAATAATGACGAATTATTAAAATACGCCACATTTTTTTTTAACAATTATAATGAATACAAAGAACATGATTTACAAAATAATATTAATTCAGATATGGAAGAAGAAATACATTTTGATTTAATACAATATATTATCAATTGGTGTAATTGTCATAATGAAAATGAATGCAAACAATTATTACAAACAATTTATATTGAAAAAAATATATCATGTGGAGAATTTATTAAATGTATTTTAAAAATAAATAATATTGTTGAAGAATTAAAAATTTGTTGTGAGATAATTGGATTAATTAATTTAAACTCAAAATTATGTGAAATTTCAGGATTAACTTTAAAATATATTGCGACAAATCAATCATTATATGTTTAATATTTTTTTACGAATTAAAAAATTTATAAAAATGCAATTTATAAAAATATATATATTTAATTTATATATATTTAATTTATATATATTTAATTTATATATATTTAATTTATATTTTTATATAATAAATGAAAATAAAACAAAAAATAAAAAATAAAAAAATTCCAATTAGATATTTACCAAAAAATCTTACAAAAAAAGATAGAAAAAAACAAATTCAAATGCTTTTCAAATCAAAAAATATGTATAAACAAAATAAATATTTTACAAGAAAAAAAGTATCTTCATTTAAAAGCAAACCATCCAAACATTTATCAAATGCTAGAAAAATATATAAAATACAAAATATTTTTCCTAATAAAGAATTGGCTGAAAAAACAGGATGCAAATTGTCTGCTTTAAAACAAATTGTTAAAAAAGGTGAAGGAGCCTACTACTCAAGCGGTTCAAGACCAAACCAAACAGCACAAAGTTGGGGATTAGCAAGATTAGCAAGTTCATTAACTTCTGGAAAATCAGCAGCAGTTGATTATAATATAATAGAAAAAGGATGCAAACATAATAAAAAAGCATTTATATTAGCAACAAAAGCAAGAAAAAAATATAAATATGGACATTCAAAAACTAAAAAAACAATCATTTAAAAAACTACAAAAAATAAATTAATGTTTGTATTATATTATATATTAATTTATTAAATATTATATATAATATAATTAATATATTATATATTTTATTCATTTTTATAATAAATTAATGCATCTGTATTATATCCAATATCTTGTCCTTTGTATAAATAATTTAATTCTTTTGTTGGTTCATCCCAACTTGCTACAAGTTTACCATTTGTAGTATCTCTGTATAAATATGGGCCATATTTTTGACCATTCAATGTTGTAGTTTTTTGTCCTAATCGAACACGATGAAATTTAAAAATATTTGATGTTATTTTTTCCATTTAATGATGTATTAATAAAATATTTTTAATAAAATGAATAAACGCAAAAAATATAAACAATTAAAACAAAGAGCCAAATGCACCTCCAAGTGCGCTATTTGCTGCCATTGGTTCTGTCATCATCATTTCACTGCCTAGTGTAGATGCACCAATTAATGGTGTGTTATCATTTTGGTACATTTGATTAAAATTGGTTGGTTGTTGAATTGGAAGCGAAGATATTGAAGTAGTATCTAAACTTTGTGATATCGCTTGTTCATTAGCTTGTTGCTGTTGTTGTGTATTTTTCTTTTTCTTTTTTTTATTTTTTTCTGATGAATTTCCATTCCAAAAATCAACAACTCTCTCTGCTAAAATACTTATTTTTTCACCTAATTTTGTTTGTAAGCTTAAAAGAATTAAAAGAACTGAAAGAATTATATTTGTAACATTAAATTCTGCATATTTTGTTCCACTATATGTTGGAATAAATGTTATAATGCGATGTATTATTAAAATACCTAAAAATACAATAATTACTTGTGCTACAACTTCCATAGATAATTCAATGCTGTGTTTATTTTCATCAGCTTCGGGAACTAATTTTTGTAAAGATTTATTAAATAAAACAAGAGGAATAATTGCTAAAAAAGAATATTGCATAATATTTATCATATCAGCTTTAGAATCATCATCAAAATTAAAAACATGTTTAAAAAATCCTGGTTTTCCATTACTTTTTGTTAATTCTTCAAAAGTATCCATTATATATATAATAAGTTTTAAAATGAAAATATAATGAAAAATTTTTGATTATATTTTTATATTTTTACAATTTATATATATTTATAATTTATATATATATTTTTTTTATAATTTATAATTTACATATCAACATGATAATATTTAATAACTTCATTAGTGACCTTATTATAAGAAATTATGTATATATTATTTTGTTCTAAATAAAAATCTAATTCATCAGTTTCTAGAAGTAAATATATTTTTCCACTTCCTAATAATTTATTGATATTATCAACATCATAAATATTTTTATTGTTTATTTTTTTAGAATATTTTTTCATTTTATTATTACTTGTATTACAACATAAAATATAATTCTCATCTGTATTCCAATAATATTCAATATCACCAATCGAAGTTAATAATGATGCTCTACTATTATATAATTTTTTATATTTATTATGTGTTTGTGTTTGTTGTTTTGGTGTTAAATTTTCAGTCATGTATGTTGTATTATTTATCACAAAAATTTTTTATATGCTTTTTATGATTATATATTTTTATTTTCTTATTTAATTGGTTCTTTTTCTTTCATTAGTTCTTTTCTTATTAGTTCTTTTTCTTCTATTAGTTCTTTTTCTTCCATTAGTTCTTCTTTTATTGGTTTTTCTTTTTCTTCCATTAGTTCTTCTTTTATTGGTTTTTCTTTTTCTTCCACCAAAATATAAATTATCAAATACACCCATTTCTTCATATTGATTTATTTCTGTATTTATTCTATCAATATTTTGTTGTGTTAATTCTCCTGCATCAAAATATTTTTTCTTTAAAAAATTTTCTAAACTTTTTTTCATTTTTACTTTTGAAGATTCATCATGTTCTCTTATGTTATGTCTTTGTTTAAATTCTTCATTATTTAAATAATTTTCACTCCATTCTTGAATTAATTCTATAATATTTAAAGGTTTAAATACATTTTCTAATATATCTTTATATTTTTGAGGACAAATTGTATTATCATCAATAGTGCATGTTGTAACTAATGCGGTTTCAAATGCTAAAATTATTTTTTCTCTCATTCCTTTACTACATGATAAATTTGAAGTATTAAATGGTAATGTCAAAGGAAGATCAGCATTTGAATAACCTCCAATACAATCTTTAAAACATGATTCAATATAATTTTTTTTAAAAATATAAGGTTGATTAAATATAAAATCAATTACATATCCATATAATGGAATTAAATTTTCAGGAATATTTAATCGACTAATTATAATATTGGAAGCTTCAGTATAAGTATTTTTATCTAACTCAAATTCATCAGAATTTATAAATTCTAAAAATTTATTTTTAATATGTTGATTTATATTTGAAGATGTATAATGTTCTGGAGGATTATTTACTTCACTTTTTACTGCATTATATAAAAATCTTAATTTTCTTTCAGATAATGTATTAAAAATATTATGAACATGAAAAGCTTGTCCTTGATTCATTTCAGTAATTTCATATGTGTTTTCGCCAAAATGTTGTCTATTTTCTTCTTCCAAATTTGTAAATTCTAATGTTTGTTGTTGATTAGGTGCATGTTGTTCAAATTGAATTTGATTAATTCTTTGTTGTTGTGGTTGTTGTTGATTCTCTTGTTGATGAATTTGCTGTGGTTGATGTTGATTAATTCTTTCTTGAATTTGTCGTTCTCTTTGTTCTAGTCTCGATAATCGTTCACGTAGTTGTTGAAGTTGTTGTATTTGTTGTAGTCGTCGCTGATGCTGATTTAAGTTTTGATTTTGTTCAATAAAAATTTGTGGAAATTGTGGATATCCATTGATGTTAAACAAATATAAAATTAATCCTCTATTTCCTAAAATATCAAGTAAAATATTTTGATAAATAATATTTTCATTAGATTGATTATTTGGAACATTTATAATTAAATTATCAAATCTCCAAGTGGATAAATCTTGTCTAAATGATACACAATTTTTAAACATATTATTTGCACTTACTACATTAGAAACATTCCAATTATTAAGTGGTTGATTAAACAAAATGCATCCTTTAAAAATATTTCTCATGTTGGTTACATTTGAAACATTCTAATTATTTATATTTTCATTAAAAACTTGTTTATCATTATCATTTAAAATTAAATTACTCATATTTGTAACTCGTGAAGTATCCCAAGTACTTATATCTCTCATATTTTGAGGCAAGGAATTTCTATCATTTAAATATGTGTGTATTAATCTTTGTATATTTGAATCTGTAACGATATTATTGTTTGAAAATATATTAATTATTCTTGAACTTAAATTCATCTATATATATTTATAAAATATAAATATAAATATATTTTTATAATTTAATAAAAAATGCATCAAGAATATCAATATTTAAATCTTGTAAATGAAATATTGACCAATGGTAGTTGGGAAGAAGGCAGAAATGGAAGGACAAAATCTATTTTTGGTTATACAATGAGATATTCTTTAAGAAATGACACAATTCCAATTTTTACCACAAAAAAAACTGCTTGGAAAACTTGTTTGAAAGAACTATTATGGTTTATTCAGGGTGAAACTAATAACAAATTATTACAACAACAAAATGTTCATATTTGGGATGGAAATACATCACGTGAATTTTTAAATAGTGTTGGATTAAATTTGTATGAAGAAGGAATTGCTGGACCAATTTACGGTTATCAATGGAGAAATTTTAATGCAACTTATAATTGCATTACAGGAAAACCAATTAGAGATGGATTTGAAGAAACTGATTTAGATTATAATAACATTCAATTTAAAGGTGTAGATCAGTTACAATATATAATAGATTGTTTAAAAGATCCAGCTAAAAGAACCAGTCGAAGATTAATAATGACTGCTTGGAATCCATGTCAATTAAACCAAATGGCTTTGCCACCTTGTCATGTTTTATGTCAATTTAATGTAAGTGATGGAAATAAATTGTCTTGTGCTTTGTATCAAAGAAGCAATGATGTTAGTTTAGGAACTAGTTTTAATGTTGCAAGTTATTCATTTTTAACACATTTATTAGCAAAACATTGTGGATTGGTGGCACATGAATTTATACATTTTATGGGAAATTGCCATATATATGAAGAGCATGTTGAACCAATGAGAGAATTATTAAATAGACAACCATATGATTTTCCAAAAATAAAAATTAATTGTATTAGAGAAAATATAAATGATTATCAAATTAGTGATTTTGAAGTATCTAATTATGTGTCAAATAATGTTATCAAAATGCAAATGATTGCATAAATTTATTATTTTATAAAAATTATATATATATTTTACATCTTTGCACGTTTAAAATGATTATGATAATATATTATTATAATAAATGATTATTAATGAATGTTCATTTTACTATGATAGATGTATACCAGATACTAAATTTGGACATGAGTATCATTTGAAATTTAGTGTACCACGTATTTATAAAGAATTACATAAAATTACAATAAAAATAAAATATAGAGATAACTTAAAAAATATATATGATGTCAATAAAGCAATTAAAAGTATAGAATTATATATAGGGACAAATTTAGTGGATATATTAAATGAAAATATAAATTATGTGTGGAATGAAAATGATGAATTATTAATTGATTTTAACTTTAATTATTCAAATGGAATTATTATTTTTAATGAATGCAAATATTTTGATGTAATTATAAAAGTAATACAATATGATTATTATTTTGTCGAATCATCAAAATGTATTTTGCAGTGTGAATAAAAAATATATTATGGTAATTGTATATATTATAAAAATTATATGTATTTTGTAAAAAATATATAAAAAGAAAATATTATTTGTAATTATAAAATAATAAACAATAAATAATAAATTTTAAATAAAAATGCAAAATAATATAAAAAAAATAAATAGAAAAGAATTAAATGCAGAAGAAATAAATAATAAAAATAAAAATTTGGATTTAGAAAATAAATTTTCAGAATATGAAATATTTTATAATAAAATAGAAAATTCAAATGAATTCATTTTATTTAATAATAATATAATAATAAAATTAAATGAATATATATATATGAAGTAGGACATTTATATTTTATGCAATTTTTATATTGCTTATTAATATTCAATGAATACGATTCATCATTAAATGAAAAAATAAAAAAATATTCGATTGAACCATATAAATTTTATTTAGGATTTTTATTGTGCAAATTTTTATTTTTATTGATTGATGTTTTTTATAAATTAATTAAAGCAAATTTTAATGAATTAATTTTTAATTTATTGTTTTTATTTGATGTATCTTATTTATTGATTTTATTGAATGAATATAATAATATTTATGAAAATTATTATGAATATAATCCACAATTTGTAATGTTATTTTCTTATTTTTTTGGAATGTATTGTTTTTCCATTTTTATTATAATTTTTAAAGATATGGAAAAGTTTTATTCAAATAAAAATAAATAATTTTATAATAATATATTAATTTTTGATAATTTATATTTTATTTAATAATATATTTTTTATTTAAAAATAAATGCGTATTTTATTTAAAAACATATTATTAAATAAAATATATAAATTATGAGCCAAAGACAATATGCAAGAGCTATGCCTCCAAAACCACAACCACAGCAAAGAATGCCACAACCATCAATAAAATCATCACAAGTGTTTTCTCAACAACAACCTCAAAGACAACAAAGACAAAATCCAAATCAACAAAATCAAAGATATTATCAAAATCAACCACAAGATTATTTTGATGACAATTCTTCAGAAAAAGATAGTAATTTAGGAACAACAGCAACAAAAATGACAATTACACAAGCAATTACATTGATTACATTACGTTTGGGATCAATTGAAACTAAATTAATGAATATGGATAATCAAAATTATAGTTCTTCATCAGTAAATTCATTTGGTGATAATAATCTCATAGAAAGATTAGAACAATTGGAAAATAAAATTAATACAAATTCAAATTTTAATGACAATTCTAATTATAAACAGCAAATAGATTCATTAACACAAACATTAATACAATTAAAAAATTCAACAATTTCACTTTCAAAAGAAAACAAAGAAGTAAAAAATCAATTGGTAAATTATAAACGTGAAATTGACGATTTAAAAAAATCATTAGAAAATGTTAAAGAATTAGCAATGAGTAATGAAACGAAAATTTTTCAAATTCTTACAATTGGTTTAGAAAATAATAATATTGATGAAATTAATAATATTGAAAATATTAATGAAAATGATGAAAATATTGATAATTTAAATAATTCTAATGAAATAGAAATATTAAATAATACTCCAATTGAAAATGTTATTTCTGATGAAAATACAGAAAATGATATTTCAAATGAATAAACAGTAATTTAATTTAATTTGCATAAATATTATAAAATATATATTCATAAAAATATATATTTTAAAAAATAAAAAATGAAATATGTTTTAAATTATAATTCATTTAAAAAAATATTTATATTTTATAAATAATGTTTGATGATATAAATAAAGATCAAATAATATTACATTTTCAAAATGGAAATTTTGATTATATATTAAATAATTTTTGTAAAAGAAATAAGAATGAATTAATAATTAATTATTTGTATTTTAAATATTTGGGAAATTCAAATACTTATGAATTATTTGTAAAAATAGTATTGAACCATATCGATAATATTTTAACAGAATATGAATCATTCAATGTTCATGTTAGTATTAAAAAATTAAATATAATAGAAATTAATAAACATATTGATTTTATAAGAAATGTTTCAAATTTATTAAAAGAAAAATATCAAAATCAAATGAGAAAATGTAATGTTTATAATGCTTCAAACTTATTTTCACAAATATATGAAATCATATCTCCATTTATAGATAAAGATACTCAAGAAAAAATAGAAATACATAAAATTTACAATAAATAAATATATAAATTTATTAAATATATAAATTTATTAAATATATTTATTTATTAAAAATATATATAAAAATAGAAATTATTTAATTATTCAATTACTTCTTTTAATTTATAACCATCAGTAGTTTTTATTTTTTTATATTGTTTATTTTCTTTGTGTATTTTATCATGACATTCATCACAAATATTTAATAAATTTGCTTTATGATTTTTATGAAATATACAACTATTTTTATTTATGATGCCTTTTTCATCAGCTTCACTTTGATACTGCAAATGATGAACTTCTTTTGCTAATTTATTGCATATTTCACACATTATAATTATTTTTTTTTGATTAAAATGTGATTGTTTATTTTCCAATATACTTTTTGATTCTGGATGATATTTCATTCTAATATTATTTGCATTTTCTAAAAATATTTGTGGCAAGTGTAAACTTTTGCAAACTTCCAATCCATACATATTATTTCCAGGTCCATCTTTTAATTTGCGGTCATATTCTAAGAATCCCATTTCATTATTGTATATAACTGACATGTGTTTAATTGACAATTTATTTGCATCACATAAATCAATAATTTCATCATAATTTAATATTTCATGTAAATGTGTTGCAAAAATGAAAGAACAATTTGTTTCACTTAAATACTGAATTCCTGACACAAAAATGCTAGTTGCGCTAGTGCTTTCTGTTCCAGAGCATAATTCATCACCAAGAACCAAACTATTATTATTTGCTAGTTTCAAAATAGTATTTAATTCAGACATTTCAACAGCAAATGTTGATAATCCTTTGAATATATTGTCATTACCCAATATTCTTGTAAATATATATTTGTATGGTTTATATTCAAAAGTTGATGCTGGAACATATAAACCAGCTTGAGCCATTATAATTGAAATACCAAGTGCTTTTATAAAACTTGTTTTCCCAACAGCATTAGTACCGTATAAAAGCACACCATTTATGGCAGAATCAGAACCAATATTTAAATCATTTGATACATATAATTCATTTTGTTGAATTTTTTCAATTAAACAATGCCTTAATCCAGTAACATTAACAAATGATTTTATATCATTTTTTGGTGATATTATTGGTTTGCAATAATTAAATTTATTTGCAATATACATTTTTGCATGAATTAAATCAACATATTTAATAAAATTACATATACATTCAATATTATCATTAAAACATTGCATTTCAGTTAATATATTTTGAAATACAATTTTTATTGTACTACTAATTTGATTTTTAATCTGAGTTAATGAAGAGCATATTTCATTAATTTGATTGTTTAAAATATATTTATTGGAAGATGATTGAGTTGCAAACTCAATTTTATTTGGAAATTCAAAAATAAATTTTTTATTTGTTTGATTGTTGTATCTGGATATATATTCAATTTCAATTGGATTTCTATATTTTGCATTTGTATTTATAAGTATTTCTAATGTTTTACATCTTTTATTTGTTGATACAAGTCCAATATTATTTTTTTCTGTTGTGTGAATTCTAACAAAACTTTTTTCATTTTGATTATTATCACAATAATTATCATAATCATCAATAATATCTTCATTTTCAAATTTTAATTCTGATTCTCCCAATATTTCTTTTGCACTTTTTTTTGTTCTTTTTGTTGATTTTGTTTTTACTTCTTTTGCTTTATTTTCATCTTCTTGTAAAATTGAATTAAAAAATAATTTTAATGCATTTAGTTTATCTTGATTTTCCATTAATTCTTCAATTTGTCTATCAAGTGTTTCATCAACACCAAAATTAATAAAATTTAAATCTATTTTTTGAATACTATCAATAATATAACAATCTTCAATAATAAATTTTTTATTTATATAATTAATAATTTCACAAAAATAATAATTTATATTTTCAAAATTAAATATTTTTAAGTTTAAATAATTTATAATAATTTCATCATTCAATACAAAATTTTCATATATTTCTTTACAAATATTTATACTATTATATAATTGATAAATCATTTTTGGAGTAGATTTTTTTAATATTATTTGTCTGTTTATTTTTGATATGTCATTTATTCTGTTTAATAATGATTTAACAGAATTATAATATGTATTTGTATTGTTATTTGCACCTATATTAATTATTTTTTGAGAATTATTTTCTTTTTCAATTAAATATTCAATAATATTATATTCATTGTTTAAATAATTTTCATCTGTAGTTGGATTTAAAAATATATTATTAAATTCTCTTTTTCCCATACTGGTAACACATTCATTTAACATTTTACAAACTGATGAATATTTTCCTTTATAATTATCATCATCAATAATATTTAATTGTTTTAATGAATGATTTGCTAAAATTAATTTATCATTATTACTATTAAAAATTGGTTCCGATATTTTATTTATTAAATTAGGATTATGTTGATAAATAAAATCTAATAAATAGCAGTATGATTGTGTAGCATATACATTTTCATTAAAAATTTGCATAAATGATGTTTGATCAGTAATTTTATAAAATTTATTTAATAATTCAAATTGATATGTTTGTTTTTCAACATTTTTTATTCTTGTTGCAATTTTATTTTTATTTTTTAAATTTTCATTAGTTTCTTCACTTTCTTTATTTATAATTTTATACATATCATTTAAATCAATAAGATGCATTGATTTACTTTTAATATTGCAATATGTAATTACATCATTAACATCGTTTATTGTGATATTATATATAATAATAGTTTCATTTGGATTATATGTACTTATAAATCTTTCTAATTCATCAAATGTAGTTAGATTTTTTATCCATTCTTCTTTATATTCGGAAATATATGTTTTTCCAGTATAAACATCAACCAAACTAATTCCTACAAATACATCACATCTATTTATTTTTTTTGATCTTAATTTTTTTGTTTCAATCCAAATACAACAAATATTATTATTCAAATTATTTGTGTTATTATCTTGTTCTGAATCTGTAGGAATATATGTTCCTAATGAGTAAGTTTCTGTCAAACTTCTTGTAATTTTTTCATTTGGTAGTCTTTTTTTATTTTCATCTTCCTCATAAACTAAAATGGTATATCCATTTTCTTGCATTTTTTTTATTTGTTTGTCGATTAGATGTGTTTTAAATCCAGCATTGACAGCAAATAAATTATCAACAATTATATTTGAATTTCCACTAGATTTTCTATCAACAATATTTAAATCACAAATTCTTGAAAAATCCAAAATATTTGAACCATAATAATTATTATTTTCATCTCTCAATGCATAAATTTCAAAAAAAGCCCCATTTTGCATAAATATAATTGTTTTTTCACCATAACTTAATTTATGTTGTTCTGTTAAGTTTAAATATTCTTTAATTAAAGCCATAATATAATATTTATTTTTATATTAATATTCATTATAAATATATTTTTATATTAATATATTGATATATTGATATAAAAATATATATATATATCATAATAAATATATTATTAAATGTCATCAAATTTAACTATTGAAAATTTACAAAATGAAATAAATGAATTAAAAATTTCAGTAACAAGATTAAAAAATAAAATTAATAAATTAAAAAATGCTAATTCAAAAGTTAAACCAAATAACTCATATAAACTAAAAAAAATAAGTTCGTTAAATAGTGTTAAACCTGATTTTAATAGTAATTGTTTTGATAATTTAAAAAATGAAGAAGATATAAAATTATATTTAAATGAAGTAAATTTAGATTATAAATTTATTGCAATTATAAAAGTTAATGAACTTTTTGTTCGTGTACAATCATCACCCATTCATTATATATGTTACAAGTTAATAGAAAAAGTTCCTTATTATGTAGATATAATAAAATATATTTTCAATTTATATGTTCAGAAAAATTTAATTACATATTTAACTTTAGATTTTAATGCATATGAAGGTCATTTATATTCTTCATCACCAATAAATATAATTTGTAGATATGGCAATTATGAAATTGTTGAATTTATTTTAAATTTCTCTTGTAAACACAATTTGATCATAACACAAAAACATCCAATCAATTTAATGACAATACTTTACATAATTTTTAAATATTCTACTCCCAAAATAATGAAGCTAATTTTTGATTTTTATGTTGATAAAAGTTTAATTGAATATGCTGTAAATTTGTTATTTAGTTCGCATTGCATAATCGAATATGATTGTAATAATAATTATTATACTAGATTTAATAAAAATTGTTATAGTTGTAATTTTTTAATCAAAAATAAAATTCCAGAAATAGTATTGCTTCACATATTATATCAATGCAACAAACATAATTATAAAATTCGTAAAGATTATATTTCTTGGATTATTTCATTGCATTATAAAAATAAGTGTATAATGAATCAAATAATAATTCAAAATAAAAAATATAATAATATAGGTATTATTGATAAATTTTTGTATCATAATTATTTGAATAATAATGATAAAAATGATATTGATAAAAATTACAATAATAAAAGTAATGATGATAATAATGAAGAAGAATTAAAATTATTACTTCATTCAAAAAATGATTAATATATTTTATAAAACAAAAAAATCAACATTGTAGTTTTTTATTAAATTATTCATGTAATATTTTTTTAAAAGTACATAAGTATCTTTTGAAATGAGTTGAATTTTATAATAAAAAAATTTTAAAATATATATTAATATTTTTAAAAAAAATGGTGCTTTGGATGGTTTATTTAAATCATCAATAATTGTTTCTTTAAAACTTTCATTATAAATATGTATTTCACATCTAACATCATCAATTATAAATTTAATTTTATATCCATAATATATTTCGTTATTTAATTTTATCAAAACTTTTTTTATGTTTTTTTGTTGTGCATGTAAAAAAAATTTTAATTTATTTATTGTACTTTGTTCATTGTCTGAAAATATACATAAATCAATATCACTTTTATTTGGAACATAATCTTCTCTTGTAACAGAACCATAAAAATATAAATCAGTGTCTAAATAATTTTTTAAATCATTAAAATAATTTTGCATAGTTTGCGAAAGAACTTCTGGTATTTTATTCATGTTTTATAATATACTTTTAAGAAAAGTATAA